AAATTAAAGTAAAACTTAGCATCAATCTAATTTCTATATATACTAACTACTAGCTAGTAGCATATAAACAGAAGCAATTAAAAGCACTATAAATAACGTCCATAAAAAAAGCAAAGTTATTAATAATTCTGTTCTATTATTCTTCATTTTCTACATTTTTAGATTTAATATACATAACTACTAGAGATCGTACATATGCCGAGAGGCTCATGTTTTTATTAACGGCCTCCTTATCTATTGCATTGTAATCTTCTTGTGTAAATCTTAAGCATACTATCTTTGTTTTTAGTATCTTACCCATAACCTTTTAATAACTGGATTTAAATAATAACTAGACTAATCTCTTATAAGGTACGAACTAATCAGGTAAATTAAAATATCTAACATCGCTCCCCTTATATGCTTTGACAGAACTCCCCTCAAATGCGTACACAATACTTCCATTATGTGCTTCCACGACACTGCCCCCATATGCGTACACAATACTTCCCTTATATGCTTTCGCAGAACTACCCCTAAATGCGGACACATCGCTTCCCCTATATGCTTCCACAGAACTCCCCTCATATGCAAACATATAACTCCCCTCAAGTGCTTGCACAGAACTGCCCGCATGTGCGTTTACAACACTACCCATCATGTGCTTGCACAAAGCCATTTTTTTTATCTCCTTTAACACTGACCGCTGTACTTTTAAGTATGTGGATCTCTGTTCTCTCCTCAAAAGAATTTGGTAGACTATCAAACTCCTCTTGTGTTGCTACTTCTATTGCTTTCATCTTCATCGTTTTTGTCGTTACCGACTTAATAAGTTATAAATAATTGTAATACATTACTGTGTAGTTTGTCAAGTGTCTTGGACCGAAAGCTCACCGAATACTTAGCTTAATTTTGGTAAGTAACATAACTCCCCTCATATGCGACCACATCGCTCTCCCCACATGCTTTCACAGAACTACCCTCAAATGCGAACACACGACTACCGGTATATGCGAGCACATCGCTCCCAGCATATGCGACCACAATACTCCACATATATGCGACCACATGACTACCCGCATGTGCGACCACATAACTCCACTCATGTGCGTACACATCGCTACCCTCAAATGCGGACACAGAACTCCCTTTAAATGCTTTCACAGAACTCCCTTTAAATGCTTTCACAGAACTCCCAGCATATGCGTACACAATACTACCCACATGTGCGACCACAATACTCCCCATTCTTGCGACCACACGACTACCCCCAAATGCGTCTACACGACTCCCCACATGTGCGACCACATGACTCCCCCCACATGCTTTGACAGAACTCCCCTCAAATGCTTCCACAGAACCCCCATCATATACGAACACAGAACCCCCATCTCCTTTAACTTTAACCGTTGCACCTTTAAGTATGTGGATCTCTGTTCTCTCCTCAAAAGAATTTGGTAAATTATCGAACTCTTTTTGCGTTGTTACTTCTATTGCTTTCATCTTCATTGTTTTTGTCGTTACCGACTTAATAAGTTATAAATAATTGTAATACATTACTGTGTAGTTTGTCAAGTACCTTAGACCGAAAGCTTGCCGAATATTTAGCTTAATTTTGATAAGTAACATAACTCCCCTTGTATGCGTCTACACGACTCCCCACATGTGCGACCACACGACTCCCAGCATATGCGACCACATCGCTCCCAGCATATGCGACCACAATACTCCCCGCATGTGCGAACACAAAACTTCCATCAAATGCGTACACAGAACTCCCCTCAAATGCTCCCATAGAACTCCCCTTATATGCTCCCACAGAACTGCCCTCATATGCTCCCACAGAACTCCCCTCAAATGCTTTCACATAACCCCCATCATATACGAACACAGAACTCCCATCATGTGCGACCACAAGACCATTTTCTTTACCTCCTTCAACTTTAACCCTTGCACTTTTAAGTATGTGGATCTCTGTTCTCTCCTCAAAAGAATTTGGTAGACTATCAAACTCCTCTTGCGTTGCTACTTCTATTGCTTTCATCTTCATCGTTTTTGTCGTTGCCGACTTAATAAGTTATAAATAATTAAACTAATTTCTGGATTGTAGATTTTAACTTTTCCAAAACCAAATCTCTTTCGGCTATCTTTTTAGTCTCGAATTTTTGGATCTCTGTAATAATCAAATCTAGGTCGTTTACTAGATTCTTAAACTGTTTAAATGTTGCGTATGTTATCCAGCTTCCGTTATAATCTCTACATAGTCTATAGCCTGTTTTACCTGTGCCTACTTCAGACCAATTTATGCAATCTAAATATCCGTTGTTTGTAGGACAGAAGAAAACTTGATTCTCTTGCTGTGACTTTCCTAGCTTTAACTCATACTTATCCCCGATAACTTCCATCCCTAAATCTTGCATCGCTTCTATAATAGACCCCACGATAGGATTAACAGTCTTGAATAGTTTTGTAGATGTTCTCTGAAAATCTTGTCTATTTCTTATGTATGTTGTAATATCTTTCATGATTTTATAATTTATTGTAATAAGTAATTAAGTTAATCTCTCATCTTCGCTGCACCTCTTCATTGTTTTTTTGTCGTTACCGACTTAATAAGTTATAAATAATTGTAATACAATGTAATGCACTTTGTCAAGTGTCTTGGACCGAAAGCTTACCGAATACAGCGAAGTTGTAAAATAGGCTACAAGTGCTAAAATAAAAGCAAATGGAAGCAAAAAAGCAAGATTTTACGATAAAACAGCTCATGGGAAGGCATAAAAAGGTCTTAACATTAGAAGTATTATCTAAATTAGAGGAAGCGCTAAAAAATGATTTTACAATCCAAGAAGCTTGCATATACGCAGGCATAAACGACTCTAGCTACTATAACTATCAGGTCATGTCTACACAATTTAGATTGAAAATGGAACGTGTGCGGTCTTTTGTTTCTTTTGCTGCAAAAAGAAACGTCGCTAAAGCCGTTGTGGAAGGGTCTACAGAAGATTCTTGGCGATACCTAGAGCGAAGGCAAAAAAAGTTATACTCTACTAGGTCAGAACTTTCAGGCGACGACGGGGAACCCCTAAAAATGGAGGTTAATATAACAAATTTTAAAGGATTGTCGGATGAGGAATTACAGAAACTTGCTAGAGAAGCGGCTGGAGCGGATACAGAAGGCAAATAGCGACCAGCTTTATAGACGAGATCTCTTGCTAGAGTGCGCATCCGACGATCTTTTATGGTTCGACACTTTTGCTTGGACCTACGATCCCCGAAATAAAATAGCTAAACTGCCGCTTATGCTCTACGAGGGGCAGCAAATCGAGTATTTGAGATACTTAGAATCTTTATTAAAAAATCCGCGCGATGGTTTTGTGGATAAGCCTCGAGATGTAGGGATCACAGTCATAACTATGAATTTTTTGCTAAAGCATTGGCTGATGGATGATTTTTTTAATGCCCGCGTAGGATCTAGAAAAGAGGATTATGTAGATTCTGCAGGAGATCCAGATACCTTGTTCTATAAGCTAGACTATACAATTAGAGAATTACCTGCGTGGATGAAACCCCAAGATTTTCGGATGGAAAAGAACAGAACATACTTAAAGTTAACTAATCCTGCGAACGATAACACTATTACAGGGGAATCAGCTAATCCCAGCTTTGCTAGAGGCGGAAGGCAAACGATGGTTCTGTTCGACGAATTTGGATTCTGGGGATGGGCTAGGCCCGCGTGGGAATCAGCGGGAGATGTAACAAAGATTAGACTTGCAGTTACTACCCCCCCCGATAACGGCAAGACTTCGCACGCGTATAAATTAATAGCAGGCTTAGCGGGTAAAGTAGATGTGTTCTCTATCGATTACTCAGCTATCCCTGCTAAAGGCGCCGAATGGCTTAAAGAGCAAAGAGGTAGAAGGTCCAAAGAAGAGTTTGAGCGGGAAATCTTAAAGTCTTATACAGGGTCTATGGAGGGAAAGGTTTATTTGTCAGAATGGCAAAAAAGCGTTAAACTTTCCGACGTTAATTACAACCCAAACCTACCGCTATTCATTTCGTGGGATTTCGGATTGGATACCACCGCATTGATCTGGTGGCAAAAGGATATGGCGAAAAAGAAGCTATACATAATAGATTGCTATAGTAATGTTAATAAGTCTATAGATTTCTATATCCCTTTTGTAACAGGACAAGCGATTTCAGGGACGCATATTTATACACAAGAAGACATTAGCAAGATTCAGTCGCACGTGGACTTTAAGAAAGACGTTAGCCATTTTGGGGATCCTAACGTAGACAGCAGAAGCGTAATAACAGGCAGCTCTACACAGACGGTATTAAATAAGTACAATATATATGTAACGTCTAAGCCTTGGGGCGGTAGGAGTCACAGAGATTTGAGAGAAAAGACAATACTGATGCTTAGGTATACAGAAGTAGATCAGCGGCGTTGTGCGCCTTTAATAGACGCCATGGAAAATGCTCGATATCCTAGGAGATCTGAGGACTCGCAATCTACAGCAGAGGTTAATAAACCGATACACGATTATACTTCTCACTACCGTACGGCCGTGGAATATTTTGCAGATAACGAACCACAATACTTAAGTAGAGAAGAGGAAAAGATAGAACCGATTAGAGGGTATCGGCCTAACGGCGGATACTAGAGGACATGCAGATTAGCATTTGCGTAACAAAAGGCAGGAAAATCACCGTAGTTTAATACATTTGCGTAACATTCCCACTTTTTACTATAGGGCAACCTAAAATTTGAGGGTGGAGGTGGTGATCTATTTAACTTAGTGCTAGTATTATTTTAATTAAATTTAGTACAACCAAATTATGGAGTACAAGATAACTAATGTTTCGGATGTAACCGTGAAAGTTAAGTGGACTATTCCACTCCTAAGCGAAAAGGATCGCAGCGATTGGGAGGAATATAAATTAAGTGCTGATTTTATAGGACAGCTCGATGAGGAGAAGATAGCAAATAGCAAAACACCGATGGCTAAGAGATTTACCAACTGGCTATCTGGAAAAGCGCTAGGGTCTATGTTTAGGGAAACTTACATAGTAAACGGGATTAAATCGGTAGTGCCAGCTTATTTTTTTACAATTAAAGCAGGCGAAGCAATAACACTGTCTGAGGAGAGAATGGAGCAATTAAAATACCTGGTACGAAAAGAGATTGTGCAAAATGAGGACACTATAAAGCGTTCAGGCGGTAAGTTAAAAAATCCGCAATTTGAGGGTTTCTTAACAATAGAGCTGGTCGACGAATCGGAATGGCGAGGTCTGAACAGGAAATCTTTAATTGCAAGGGCTTTGAAGGCTAAATTAGATCATGACCCAGAAGCAACGAGGGACGAGCTTATAAAACTATTAGAGAGTAATTAAAGTAATGCAGCCTAGTATGGTTACCTGCGACCAGTGCAAATCTAGTGTAACTTACAAGCAGGCGGCGATAGTGTATAAGAAATCTTTAGGGAAAACGCTTACCTTATGCCCTGAATGTAATCACACTTTTTACGGGCATGAGGTGCGGAATGTTACAATTAGCAAACAGAATCTAATAATCGCAAATCTATCCGATTTAAACGAATTAAAGAAGGATCTAGAGACTTGGAATAATACATTATTAGAAATAACATGAAACTAAATCTAACATTTAAAGAGAGCGAGGGCGTTGTTTCAGAAACAGTAGATTGTAGCTTTGAAGAAAGTAAGATCCTACTAGAAATACATAGGTTTCTACAAAATAACGATTTTGGCGAGTTGACTATAAAGAAGCATAATAATTCAATTACTTTAATTATAGGTAATAAACAACAATTCACATTTAATGGCTAAAAAAGACGTTAAAAATAGTATAGAGGCTAAGTTAGAAAGATTTAATAAATGGGTTGGTATCCACGAGTATGACACTTCTAAGAAGGGGAAAAGTGCTACGCAGAAGGATTTCGACGATGTAGAACTAGTTAGAGGGCACTATGAAGATGCAAAGCGTGAAATAGATAGCGGTTGTTATTGGCCTTCTTCTTTAAAAGACGAATCAGATACAGTGTCGGGCAGCTCCTGGCGGACACATAGGGAAAAGAATTTAAAAATGTGGATGCAATGGGCAGTCGAACCATCTAGCGACGACTACAGATCAAATATTAAATCACCTATGACATTAGGTAGAATTGAGTCGACCTCACAAAAACAAAGAAAACTCACGATTCAATTTTCCGCTAAAGCAACATTTGATGAAGATAGACAAAAAGCAAAGATTTTTGAAATTATAATTAATCACATTATGGCGACGACAGAGGGGCGCAAAGAAATTGCGTTAGCATCTAAAGAATCCTTAATTTTTGGGAATGGGTACTTCCAACTTAAATATAAAGAGGTATGGGTAAAACATACATACAGAGAGAAGAATCCTAAAAGGAGTAAGGACGTAACCGAAGGAACTGAGACTGAGATTAAAGTAACATATCAGAAACCAGCACTCGAATGCACTTACTCTGACATAACGATCGAGTACATCCCGACCGAAGAAATTTATTATGACCCGTCTGCAAAACAAATGCAGGGTGTAAATAAATCCGCACGCTATGTAATGCGCAGGAGAATAGTAAACATAGACGAGATTAGATCCACTTACGCTATAGATCCAGAGGCTAAAAATCTAGATAAGATAAAAGCATCTGGAGGTTACTCCGCCACAGATCAGCGCATTTTGTGGTCGGCGCCAACGGATATATTATTAGACGATGATGCTGAGTTGATAGAGTACGAGAATAAGATGTTAGATAAGCACATAGTATTAGTAAACGACATCCCTATTATTTCAAAGCCTCTTCCAAATAACCATAAGCAACTAACTTACCACGAGCTGCCTTGTATCGTTTTCCCCAACCAAAAATACGGCATGGGCCTCCCTGACTTGTTGCAGCACCAGCAGATCGCAGAAGAAATATTGATTAACATGGTGATGGATAAGATCTATGAAAGCATGAACAATACTACGTTTATAGATAAATCGGTATGGGGAGAGACTACAGCCGCATTAATTAGAGCAAACAGTAAATATATCCCTATAGACACATCACAATCGCCAAGCATAGGTAATAAGATTATGCCTATGCCTTACAATCCAGTGGGCTTTGATGCATTTAAAGCGCTAGATCTTATCTCGAAAAATGCAACTATAGCCTCTCAAATAGACCCCACGCAAACGTCAATTGTTCCATCTAATGCCCCTGCCACGTTTGCGGTAATGTCTAAGGAAACGGCCGAGAACATGATAGCTAATATCGTAGACAATTGGGCTATGTACGGCCTTTATAGCGCAGGTGCACAGTTACCACAAATGATTAAGCAATTCTACAGTGAGCCTTATGTTAAGGGTATGCAGCCAAGGGACGCTAAGAAGATCGAGGATAATCTAAGAACTATTAGGATAGAAGGTAAAAAAGTTGAGATTGACAGCGGATTAGAAGAGGTAAGAATTAGCGACGATAAGGAGAATTACTCTTTCTTACAAACTAAACCAGAATACCTAGACACAAAAGGGGAGATAGAGGTGCAAGTAACTCCAGATTCACTAGAGATTATTTCGCGAGGTCTGGAGATGCAAAAAATATCGAACATGATGACCCAGGTGATACCGTTAGCCGCCAACCCAGATAATCCGCAAAGTGTTGCTATGAACCCGAACGCAGTGTTTAATCTAAAAGAAGTGGCTACCTTATATGTAGATACTTTCAATGTGCCGTCTAAGATTTTGTTGAACCAAGACGATTCTGACGCAGTCGAGATTGCTGACGCGGTCTTAGAGACTAATAGAATGTTAGAGGGGAAGATAGTAGACGGTAGACCAGGGCGCAGTGAGGTGCATCTGCAATACCACGACCAGGTTGCTGAGTCCTTGGAGAATACTAATCTTATGTACGAGCAGACAATTAGCGAGATGGCACAAGAAGCACCAGAGACGGTGGGACCAGATGGAATGCCTATAATGTCCAACTTCGAGCCGCCTGCTGATATTGTAAAAGCTATGGAGAGAAACAGTCTAACAATAAGTAATTTAAGGACACATCTGGAAAGGGACATGACGCTGCCAGTAGTAGCATCTAGGATGCCAGCAGCTCCAGCACCATCAGCCCCAGAGCCAGTTGAGCAATCAGCCCTAGGCATGGAAGATCCAATGGCAGCAATGGGTGGAGCGCCAATGATGGACCCAGCGATGCAGGGTGGTTTCCCTAACCCAGGTTTAGGCCCAGTTTAAATTTACAGAATAACAACTATGGATATCTTTGAGAATGTAGAGCTTCCGCTGGATGCGTTAAGCGATGACGACTTACTTATTATACAAAGATTTAAAGACGATCCCCTGTTTGGTATCTTAAAAAAGATCTTTGCAATAAGAATAGTGAAGGCAAGGGATATCGTATTCAATTCGGTGCCGTACAACGCAGATATACACAGAACACTGAACGGGCAGGTGGAGACCATGAAGTATCTACTAGATTTACCCGAGAACGCGAAGGTTATTATAAATGCCAGGGCAATGGCAGCAAAGCTAACCAGCAAGCCAAAATCTTGACATCTTTTAAAAAAGAAGAGAGAATAGGGCTATTGACTACTAGTACAAAACGGAAGAACCGACTGTATAGCGTGGACTAATCCTCTATCGCTGTGGTCGGTCCTTTAACTTTATATCCCAAAGAAATGAACGAAGAGACTGATGTTTCGGATGAGACTGAGCTAGACCCTTCTTTACAGGCAGCGTTTGACGCAGCAGCTAAAGGAGATACTTTAGACAAAGACTCATCTAACTCCCCCGACCCTGTGGTCGGACACGAGGAAACTAAAAACGACACAGGTAAAGATGTTGCAACTAATCCTATTAAGGAAGAAGACAAGACATCTGATAAAGAGCCCGACGTAGAGACATTAAAACGAGAATACGGAAAGCTTAAGCAAACACAGGAGGAGTTTAAAAAAGTTCAAGATTCGGTTAAAGAAAAGGATGAGCTACTTCAGTTTTATGAAGGTTTTGTGACTGAGTCTGAGAAAAGATATAGAAGCGCCTTGTCAAAGAAGGGTGCTACTCCAGACCAGGTAGAGCAGATTGTAGGTCAATTAAAGACTAACAACCCAGAGTTATGGGGACAAGCACAGACCCCACCTTCAAAGAATGATACTAGCGCAGACATACAGAGACTGATCAATGAACATCCTGATATACAGTTTGCAAAAGGACAGAGGGAGGCAGCAGATGCCCAAAGAGTCGAACAGAGGAAGGAACGAGATACATTGTTCGCATCATTCGAGGCTGAAAGACCTGATATTTATGAGAACAGGAGCCCTGAGGATGCATCTTCTATAAGGAACTCGATTGGCACTATCTCTCAGAGTATGCAGAACACGCATAAGATGGAAGAGAAAGCTGCACTAGACTATGCGTACAACGCAGTCTTGCATCCCGAGAAGTTAAGAGAGGAAGGCAGAATGGAGGGATATTTCCAGGCTATTAACAGACAATCTGGAATTAGTAGTAGCCCCGGTGTAAGCAGTCCAACAAAGTCAAGTGTTGATACATCCTCTCTTACACAGTTTGAGAGAGAAGTAGCTAAGGAGACAGGATTAAGTCCTGAGGATTATTTAAAGTGGAAAAGAAAAAGTTAATTTTAAAATCTAAACATAATGGCAGCAGGATTAATGTATACTCGCGGCAGCTTCTATGGCTTGCCTGAGATTATTAAAAAGTATGATAGTAATGCAACTATTGCAAACGGTGATACAGTAGTTCTTAAAGCAAGCCAACTAGAAGTTGGTGCCGCTGCAGAGACTCTATTAGGTGTAGCAATACAAGCAATGACCGCTTCAACAGTTGGTGGTGGTGTAAATTGCACACCTGGACTTGTTGTAATAATGGATTCTAGCTCTACTGGTATCGTAGCCACAGACGCGGGTAAGTATTTCGATACTACAGGTGGTACTGGCGCACAAGCGATTGATATCTCAACAAGAGAGACTACTTATAACGGAGCTGGTACAGCCAGAGCGTTTGTATGTACTCTAGTAAATCCACAAGGGGTAAACCCAGTGTTGGATTCTGACGTTAGTGTCGGTGAGTTTGTGATTGTTAAGCATCAATTTATTAGATAATTTTATAGAATTTTAAGCAATGGGTACAACGACTCCAATGTCAACTCTGCAATTCGGAAAGGCAATCGATCCTGCTATCCGTCATCACTTTACAGACGAGATGGATCAAGTGAAATCTACAATGGAGAAAATCTTCACTGTGGAGAAGCAAGAGGATTATAATCAGAAAACTCAGAATTATTCTGACCTAGGTACACTTAGTATAGTTGGTGAGGGTCAGCCTTATCCATCTCAGTCTATCTTCCAGACATACGGCACAACTTTCACACCAGTCAAGCATGGTGGAGTGATTACGTTAACCGACGAATTTATTCGTTATGATAAGTCTGGCATTTCAAAGTCTACTAATCTCGCAAGAGGGCAAGCAGCAAGTACGCGGAGATCGGTTGAGAATAGAAGTGCTGGTGTACTCCGCAACGGTTTTAATACTAGCTTTACATCTCTAGACGACGGCCGCCGATTGTTTGATCTAACTCATGCTAGAGCAGATGGAAATGGTAATCAGTCAAACGTAAGTTCAACTGGATTGACTCTAACAGAGGCCAATCTAGAAACAGGTATGCTTGCCTTTGAGGACGTTTTAAGCGACACTGGACAATTAACAAGCTCTTTTGCTACTACTTTAGTAGTACCTAATCAACTCAGAAAAGAGGCATTAATTATAGCCCGTTCCGAGAAGAGAAGCGGAACAGCCGATAACGATCTTAATGTATACGATCGCAAAAATTCACAAGAATTTGAGGGATTAAGTATCGATAAAGTCATTGTTTGGAAATACTTGTCTGCAAGTGCTGGTGGTTCCGACACTGCATGGTTCTTGTTGGGGGACGAATGTCCTTTAACTTGGTTATGGGGCGTTAGACCAGAGGTTGGCAAGTTAAACGAAACCGTGGGCTACATGAACGATACTTTAATGTGGAAAGTACGATATGAGGCTTCAACTGGTTGGACAGACTGGAGAAGAACTTGGGGTTCAAAGGGTGATGGTATTTCTTATACATAAGTAATAAACCTTTGTGGTAGCTTTAGGTTAAACCACACCTCGTTATCGAGTCGACCTTATAGGTGAATTAAGGGAATATATTAAGATAACTAAAAATAAACATGGCAACAACAAATTTCTCAGGACCAGTGAACAGTGCTAATGGTTTCACAGTAAATGACGTGTCGGTTATCGGTTCGACTGGCGAGCTTGCTAATGTAGCTTATGCGGAAACAGTATCCAGAGATACTGGCACTTTTACCGTTACATCAGCCGAACTCCTAGCTTTATTCGCAACTCCGATTAGTGTCGTTGCGGCACCAGGTGCAAATAAAGCTATAACCCCCTTTCTATGGATTGCTTTTAAGCCAGCTGGCACTGCATATGCAGGCATTGCAGCAGGTGAGGACTTGGTACTAAGGTATACTGACGCTTCAGGCACTATCGTGTCTGGAATCGAGACTACTGGCTTCTTAGATCAAGCAACAGCACAAACAAGGTATGCATTGGTTCCACAATCAGCAGTAGGAACTGCTAGAGTAGAGCTTAATCCAACTGCAAACGCAGCATTGATGGTACACATGACCGCAGGTGAAATAATTACAGGAAACACTGGTCTTCTAATTAGAGTCTTCTACCGTGTTCTACCAACTGTACTATCTTAATTATGGGATTCGACTACGACAAGCACAAAGGAGAGGCAGAGGCTTATGCTAGTGCATCTAGAAGGGACGAGGCTATGTATAAAAAAGCTGGTTTCGAACACAGAATCGACCGAGCCAATGAGGCTTTAAGACAGGCTAAAACAGAGGCAGAAAAGCAGAAATTTGAGGAGATAAGAGATAAGTCGATTAAGATTTACAATAAGTATAGTAAATAAGTTTAACTCTTTACAATAATGTACATTGCAAGAGAAAATGGTGAAGGTTGGAATAAAGAGGAGTATGAGTGGAAGTCTGGCAGTGCTAATATTGCTGGCGTTAGTGGTGATGTTAATCTAAACACAGTCGCCGCATTTACTACGCTCTTTTCTGGTGTCCGTAAGAAGAGAGCACATTATATTAGTATCGAGACAACTGGAAGTGTATATATTAGGCTAAATAAATCAACAAACGATATTATCCTGGTAACTTCTACTACACCGTTCAGGAGTGATGTTATGGCTATCTACGCCATATTTGCTACTACGGCCGCTGCTGCAGTTACTATAACTGTTACGCTCATATAATGGATAAGCAGATATTAGAGAAACAAAAAACATTAAATGAGATAGCAGTGCGAACAGCTGACTTGAGACATCAAAACGTCTCAACAAAGCAAGAGACAGAGAAGATAGAGGCTGACTTCAGATCTAGCAAAGAGGCCTATGACCGATTTGTGAGTGAACTACAAGAGCTTGATGTACGTGTAGCAGAACAGCGAACACTGAAGATGGAGTACGATGTGTTGATTACCACCCTAGATAACGAGTCTATTACTAAAAGAGACTCTAATAGGGACCTAGACACAGATCTGGCGAGGAAGAAGGATACTCTAGCACAATTAGAGTTAGAGCATTCTAGAAGGCTAGTAGAGCTGGATAATCGCGAGAAGGTAGTGGAGCAACAAGAGAAAACATTAAATATGAATCAGGCCACTCTTGATGCCTATAGAGAAGAGATAGAGATTAAGGACGCAATGGTGACACGTAAAGAGAGACTTGTAGCAATGCTTAGTAAGACTGATAAAGACAAATAGTAAATGACAGAAGATAAAATCGTCAAAATTGTTGATGGTGACAACACAAACATCCAGGCTACCGTTCTGACACAGGGTGCGAATGGGGCTGTAGTTGTTACCATCTCTGATGGATCAGGTGGTACTATTACCGCATTTGGAGACACGGCCAACTATTCCTTTCGCTCAGATTCAACCACCACAACAGATATTACCTACTACGGATTTTGCGCAATGGGCAGTTATGCCTCCACAAGTGCAGCGATCTGGAGGGTCTTTAGATTATCCGACGTTGATGGTGAGGGTAAAACTTGGGCTGATGGTAATGCTAACTTTGATAATATCTGGAGTAATAGAGCGGCTTTATCTTATTCTTAACCTTTAACACAATGTGGGATAAAAAATTCGATAGAATAGAGAGATTGGATGACAACAATATGCAAGTTATTGTCAGACTTCATAATGACAAAGAAAGTGAAGATATAACGATTGCCTTCCAAATGGACGCAGATACTGACATTAATATCTTATTTGCTGAATTGACTGCAAAGGTAAAAGATAAGTTAGATTTCAAAGATTCAATTGACGATAAGCTAAACAAATTAAAAACCAAATTAGGAATAGAATAATATGGCAATATTAGGTGCAACCACTAATACCACTCTTAGCACAGCTAACGGTTTTGTGGTTAGTCACGCCTCTAATCTGGGTGTATTTAGTGCAACGCTTCTCTCTTTGTCTAGCTCAAGACAAATACCAATTACCTTTTCGGCAACTGGCAACCTCAAGTGGGTGGCGTTGTGTCTGCGTCCTGGTACTGGTTATTCAGTCACCGTAGACTTTCCAGAGTTTGTAGCGTCAGTTTGGACTACTCGAATAAGCAGAACGCTTACTAGTGCCGAGCTTGGTAACTCAACGGTTCTCACAACAACAGCTCTAGCAGTCCCCTTTGTTTTCTCAAGCAGTTATGCCTACACCACCGCAGCGAGTACATGGAGACTTAACATCTCATCTAGCGGAGCTGGAACGCAGCCTACTCTTGTTACCTCAAACGGTACTAATCCTTTTTATGCGACTTTCTCAGAGACTACCGCTACTTTTGCTGATAACGATACGATTGTCTGTGGCAGAGGAGACATTGGCACGGTTACAGTAGACCAAACAGCTACAGTTGTTGGTGTTCTTGGTACTGGGGACGCAACACAGTCAGTTGCTTTGATTGCGTGTCGAAGTACTGATGTCACGAATCAGGACTGTTTAATTTGGGGAACTGGTGGATCGTATACCCTCACGATTAGAGGCTGGGGTATACTTAGTCTATACGGTGGACTCAGGGCAGGTACATCTGGTAGTCCTATCACCATTACCAATAGAGGTAAGATCAGAATAGAAAATGCGACTCTTGGAACGGCAAGTAACACAGGGCTTAGAGGGTTAGGGCTTAATTCAGGATTGGTGCAAGAAGGATCTTCAGTTAATATCTTTGGACAACTCCCCACCGATCGCTATGCCTATCTCTCAGGTGCTCACACTTCAGGAGCTTCTTTTATCACTGTAGATAGAGACGTAAGTGCAGGAGCAGTAAAACCCTGGCTCAATGGAGACGTTATCTATGTAGGATATCGAGACGCGCTCACCACTACGGTGACAAAATACACGATCAGCACTATTTCAGGAACTCAAATTAACATCACAGGTACTCTGGCCGCTAACTATTTGGCAGGTGGGTTTGTCTTTAGAACGAACTTTACTGATTACGGCTTTGAAATTGAAAATGCAACATCAACTACATTCTTATCTACTGGTTTAACTTTTTATCCTCACTACTGGAACATTAAAGGATGTGCTTTACGCTCTATCGGCTGGACTGCACGAACCGCCACCACCGCTAATATTTATGAAGAGAATCTGACACGAAGGTCAATGCCAACCACTGATAGTAACTACATGTTTTTTCCCAACAACAGTAGTTTCTTTCTTCAGGCTTTATTCACGAAGTTCACTGGTGGAGCGGTGATTGATAATAATATTCTGGAGACTGGAGGCTTAATAAGTAACGGTACGGTTTTTTCATCTGTATATCCTTTTTATGTGCGAGGTAACTATCAAATGCCTTCTCTTGGAGGTACAGCGGTGATTCAGAATATCAATTATTACGAGAATAATATATTCGACAACTGTTATTTTACGAACGGTGGTAATGGTGGATACAACACAACGGGTGGCAGTTTCAAGGGGAATATCTTTCACAGTGGTGGAGGTTCAGGCACCATGATCTGGGGCATCAACTCTATTGTTAACCTGCAAGACACTGTGGGAAATGTTTTTCGGTCACTACCAATTCCGATCACCCTTTCTAACTTGGCGGTAAACTCGCTTATTAAAGAGTCAGTATGGGTATCAGTAGGTGCATCAGACATTAACCCCTCGGCTGGCTCATTTTTTACTAACTTTGGCTTTTCTAACGCAACAGGGAGTCCTACCTTTTCTGTTGCGAACCAATCAAGCTGGGCACCTAATTCGACCTTTTCTTTCGAGGATTACAACAACGTGGCTGGGGATAACCGTGTGTATAAGACAGAAGGTATTATCTTTTCAACAGGTTTTGGCTTAGCAGATACTACGGCTTTGAAGGCGAATAATTCTTGGGGTGTGGCTGTAGCAGGGGAAAAATCGGTTAAGTTTAGCCCATCTAAACCTTTATCATTACTAACTTATCAAGATAATAATGGCTCATCTTTAATTGGTAATTCGCAAAACCTAGACTGTAGTGTTTCTATATATATAAAAATCAACAACGCAACGTTTTATGCTGGTGTTCATACAAAGCCAACCCTTCGAGTAACCTACGACAACACTACCGTTATAACGAATGTGGCATCAGGCACAACAGCAGGGCAGATACTACAAGTATCTTTCACGCCTACTACTACAGTGCCTAAAATAACCGTTCAGCTCGAGATGCAAACAGATGCTACAGGCACAAATAGAGACGTGTATGTAGGCAAAGTGGTAATAAGAAACGGTTCTGGAGTGGTGATTGATACACAGAAACTCGATGCTTTTGACGATTATGGAATACCACTTGCTAGCTCAAGAACATTACCTACTGCAGATAATGTATGGAACGCTGTCTCTGTTAACAATGATTTTGCTGGCACGATGGGCAGGTCTCTGAACGATTCCACTAATAGCAAAGTCTGGGGCTATCAAACAAGTAACGTCGAGTTTACGAATACTGGGACTGCAGGGAGACTTTTAAATAAAGCGTTAAGTGTCCTAAAGTTTCTCGGTCTAAAATAAATGTTATTATCAATTATATTTAAAATAAACAACTAGACTATGCGAAACATCATTAGTTCCGAGGGTGATTACAACGAATGGGCACTGAAAGTGGCCGAACTAAAAGAGCAGAACAAACAATTCACAGCTGAGAATACTTCACTACTCGAAAGAGTAGAAGGGAATCAGGTTATCTTTAATGCTTCACAGAAGCAAGTAGATGATCTTGAGAATAGAACGAGGGTACTACAACTGGAAGTATCACAATTTGAAGCCGAGAAACAAGTTAAAGATAACGAGGTTAGTGAGAAACAGTTAGAGTTAGAGGCTATTAATAAGAGTCTAACAGAAATTGGTCAAAAGTTAGTTTTAACAGAGCATAAACTACTCGATCTGGATAAGGAAATCTCTAGCAAGACATACGAACTAACAGAGCGTGAGAAAAGTGTAAAGATGAATGAGGTTACATTATCTGACTACAAGCGTGAACTCGATCTCCAGAAGGGCTTACTAGAAAAAAGAGAAAGAATTTTAATTATGGAAGCACAGGCGAAGTAATATGCCTACTGAGCAACAGCATACAAAACTGATAGACGGTCTTAATGCTAACGTCTGGGCAACAATCTCTCAGAGAGGCGCCAAGGGGGTAGTTTCAACGGAGTTAGTAGATGCTTCTGGTAATCCTATTACTTCATTTGGGGGCGGTACTCAATATGTAGAGGGCGCTACAAGTGCCTCAATGACTGGTACAGTGGCTATGGGCGAGTCGACAGGGAATGCAATTCAGCCTCTCCAGTTGGATGGATCTAATAATCTGAAAGTTAATATTGCTGCTGGTAGCTCTTCAGGTACCCAATACACCGAGGATGCAGTAGCTGCAACTGATCCGATTGGTACGGCATTAAATTTAATTAGAGCAGATGCGCTAGGTGCGGCTGTCAGTGCAGATGGTGACAATGTCGCTGCAAGAGGAACTGGTAAAGGTGAATTATATGTAAAGCATGTAGACTCTATCCCTATTACAGATAACTCTGGCTCGCTAACAGTCGATGCACCAGTTGGTACACCTGCTTTTGTTAGGCTGTCTGATGGTACCTCTGCAATAGCGACATTACCGATTTCAGATAACTCTGGTTCGCTAACAGTCGATGCACCAGTTGGCACGCCTGCTTTTGTTAGGTTATCTGATGGTACTTCTGCAATAGCGACATTGCCTATTTCAGTTGCAAGTGTCCCGAGTCACCCTGTTACTAACGCAGGTACTTTCGCAGTACAAGAGAACGGCGCATCACTCACCGCCTTGCAATTACTCGATAATATCGTATCTGGTGCAGGAGCAAATATTAGCCAGATGAATGGCGTGGCAGTGACAATGGGTAACGGCGGCTCTGGAACTGGTGTTCAAAGGGTTACAATGGCGAGTGATTCTACTGGTATATTAGCAACTGTGACAACTGTGTCCACAGTTACTACTGTTTCAACTCTAACAGGTGCAAGTGTTGCACACGACGGCGTTGACTCTGGCAATCCACACAAGATGGGGGCAAGAGCTACCAATGTTGATATAGCTGCAGTGGCTAATAACGATAGGACAGATCTGGTTGCCACGTTAACAGGTAAACAGATTGTGCAGCCTTACGCTGCACCAGAGAACTATATAAGTGGCAACATTACCAGTGCTATGACTGGGACTACATCGACTTTATTAATAGCAGCGCCTGGTGCTGGTCTTAGAAATAATATTACTAATATAACAGTGTCTAATGCCCATGCTACAGTAGGGACTGATATTATCTTTCAAGATGGTGATGGCGGCACGGTACTAACATTATCACCTGCTGGCGCTAATTATGGCGGTGCTGCAATTAGTTTTAATGTGGCGTTAAGACAATCTCTTAACACAGCCTTGTTTTGCGCAAATGTGACAACAGGCGCTAGCACTAAGGTGTCAGTAGTAGGTTACAGATCTGCTTAATATAGCTATTAAAGGTATAAGAAATAATGGTATTTGATAAAACATGGTTTATAAAAAACCAGAACGCCTTACTACTCTTTGCAAATTCTTTTATTGGGCATTTGGTACTCCGTATAGATAGTAGGCAAAGGATTGATGCAATTCTACCTAACGCAATCTTTACTTTTGGGGATAACGGAAATGTAAAGGGTGTATTTAGAACGCATGATAAATACTCGAAACGATTGTATTATGGCCTTAAACCTTTTTGGCAGGTCCTACACACTCTGGATATATTATTTAGTAAACTGGGAGCTAATATCAACTTTGGTTTTGATACGTTAACTGCTTATCCAGCTGCTGGTTCTGGGGGTACTACGGTGGACGGAAATACAGCAAGAGTGTCTATAGACGAGACATTTGCAACTATCAGGGCTGGTGCTGGGAACCAAGCTGTCAAAACAACAACATTCGACTCTGTTACTAGACTTGCTGGGTCTACAACATCAAATCAATTTGCTGGGCTAAATCGTCCAATCTACACGTTTGATACCACTATAGTAAGTGGTACTATTAATTCCTCAACATTCTCACTATTTATAAATGAAAAACAGAATGGTGTGGGTGACGATGGTCTACATGTGGTAAGCGCAACACCTGCAAGTAATAACGACTTAGTCAACGCAGACTTTACCACACTGGGTTCTACCACATTTGGTTCGGTCACTTACGCAGGTGTTACAACTGGTGCTTATGTTGATATAACACTAAATGCGAACGGCAGGGCTAATGTTACACTTGGAGGCATTAGTAGATTTGGTGCTAGGGGTGCTTGGGATTTTAATAATTCGTTTACTGGGGTATGGGCAAGTGGTGGGGAATCAAGACTGCTAGGGTATTACGCTGATGAGGCTGGAACGTCCAGTGATCCGAAGCTCTTTGTAGATTACACACCTGCTGGCGGAGTTCTTCCTAGGCGCTTGGGTCTATTGGGGGTGGGACGATGATAAGCACAAGAAATTGATATCTTGTAGACAAAACAGTAGAATGAGTTAATTAACCTAGATGACGCACGATGGATAACCCAACTGCAGAAAAAGAAAAGGTGTCTCTATTAGCGCAGGATAAACCTTTAACAGTAGGGGAGAAGCGGGCCAGATTAGATCGGTTACTAGAAAAGCTCTGACTTCTACAGACTGAACACGGTACGGTTTTATGTCCTGTTATGCGGATAGAGGCACGTTCAACAGACTATGCCAACACTAACTGACTACACTACGACATCTACAACACTAACAGACTACGCAGGCGTGAATCCCATGTGGTGCTCTAATGATTATTGGTGCAACGTCTCATTTTGGTGCCTAGACTTTGCCTCACCTTTAACTGATTACTCTGGATCTTCTACTAATCTAACCGATTACACATATGGCAGCTAGTTTTCCAATAAGCATAGTAACACACAGTGATTTGATTTGTGGGGACGCTAGACTCCCTAAAGATCAGGTTAATGATGTCTTTGATGAGGTCATCGCTATCGAGGCAGCACTTGGTATTCCTGGAAGTGCCGTAGCCTCTAGTTTGGATTATGTGGTTAAGAATACTGTAGGAGGACATAGGCATAGTGGGGCAGATAGTCGCAAAGTCTTAGCTACTAATCTAGATGTGGCTTCTTTGACCTCTAATCAGTTACTAAGAGTAAGTAGTGGTGGAACTGCCGTAGAATCTAGTGGCAAGATAGCACCAGTTGGCGTGATTATAGGTGATACAGACACTCAGACTCTAACGAGCAAGACACTGACTCAGCCAACAGTAACTTTAAAACAGAGTACCACGCCAACACCCACCGCAGAGGGAGATATACAATGGAATACAAATGACAATGCTTTAATGGTTGGAGATGGGGTCAATACCTTACGAACCGACTTTGGTGTATGGAGGACTTGGGTTCCCACGTTTACTAATCTTTCTGGGGGGACGTTGAACTCTGCAAGATATGCCCAACATGGGAGGACAGTGCACATTATGATCACCTACACTCTAGGAGGAGCTGGGGTATCAGGCTCCGTATCTTTTACGCCACCTATTAACCTTAATAGTAATTGGGCTAGTGTAGTTGGGTTCGCGCCAATCGGTCATGTGGGTATTGAGGATTTTGGGACTACCACCTACCTCGGCGTGGTTGGAGTATTAAGTGTGTCATCGTTGCGTTTGTACGTCCTTAACTCTGCTAGTACATACACAACCGAGAATCAATTATCTGCCACAGTACCAATGACTTTTGCAACTAGTGATAAGTTATTTATAACTGGTACCTATGAAATTTAACTAAATAGAATATATTAAATTATGAGTTTGACTTTATTAGAGATGAAGAGAAGAGCAGGGAAGATTCTGCAGATCTACTCTACAGCAGGTGGGTGGTTGACTAATCGAGGAGTAGCAGAGGTCGATATTGAGGAGATCGCAAACGACACATATAGGAACGACATCTTTCCGTTATTCGCTCCACACAATCCGTCTGATTTTAGAAGAGTTGGCTATGCAGACAACTGGGTTGCAAATGGAACTGTATCGGCATCTAGCACGGCATCCACGCTAGTAGCGACCACTGCAATCTTTAACGCTTCTATGGTTGGGCTAACGGTAAACAATAGCACTGATAGTGTTAGTGCAGTAATTACAGCATTTACCAGTACTACAACCGTAACAGTAGATGTAGTGATTGGAGATACTTGGGACGGCAACAGTATTTTTGTACTAGGCAAAGAGTTTAGTTTTGGGGGAGATGGGAATGATATATGGATGATCGAAACTGTAGCTGCTAAATATAGTGATACTGCGACATATAAAACAGTCTTTAGTAAGGGTCTTAAGCACGATATATACCAACAGGGTAATGAGTCAGGGTCGGATGGTTATCCTGTATTTTACACAACTAATCTCACGGTAAATGGTGTTGATGTTTTAGGAATAGGAATAGAACCAAGGTTTAAATCAAAAATATCTCAGGCATTTGAAATAAACTACATACAATTACCAGCAGCGATGACTGATGCTTCCACGTTGAGGATACCTCATCTAGATCTGGCTTTAATTGATGCTATGGTCAGCCGAGGATACGACTTGAAACAAGATAGTAAAAGAGCGCAGATGTGGTGGGATAGGTATGAAAAGAAAAGAATGGATGCATTTATTAGATATGCTCCTAACTCATTTAATCCCACGATGGGAACAGCTCTACCTAGGCACATAAGTGCTATAGCAAGGAGAACAAGATAATGGCTAATCTTTACCAATTAATAAGGGACGTATCAGGTAAGGCCCAACTCAAGGGGGGGACAGACTATGCTAAGCAAAAAGAACTATACTCACGTCTTGGCTCGCCTCAAGGCAATTACGCAGGTACAAGGGGTCAGAATATGTTCTTATTGCAACAGATTGCTAAGGGTAATTTCGGGCTAGGTCAAGCAGCGCCTGCGGCTCCTCAACAAGCAGATACTCAAGCACTTGCAGGTACGGCGCCACAATTGAGAAAATCCTTCAATGAGGTTCTACCATTCGATACCGTCTTTAATGATAACTTGGTGACTGGATTAGCTGAGTCTCAGATAAATCCAGAGATACAAAGACAGTCTTACGACTCCATGAACAACTTGAATCGTAATCTTGCGCAGAGTGGCGCTTATAGAACTGGTGGTGCTAATTATCAACGAGGATCATTATCAGACGCGTATGAAAGGCAGAGGAAGGAGCAAGTGGGACAATTCTCTGGACAGATTAAGAACTACGCAACAGATTGGTATAATAGACAATACGAGGACTACAACAAGAATCCAGCTATGTTTGCGATGCCTTCTGTACCCTCTGCAAATGAGTTCTTAAAGACTAATCCAGGGTTAGCGCAACAGTATAATCAACAAACCAGTGCTCCAACTACTTATACTAATCCATATAAATTCTAAAGATGCCAAACACACAACAGGAATATAACGACACTAGATCTCAGGCTGATAATGTTTTCAAGCAATACCAGTCAATGGGGGATTTGCCAGATTTTAAGAACCAAATAACACAGCTATACGACACTCCAGTCTTGAGACCACTAGTAAACGAAAGGGCGGGACTTGAGTCTCAATACTTACCATCTCTATTTGATCCATTTACAAAGATGGGAACTGGGGCATCTGATATGTCACCTGCTGCTAAATTGTCATTATTGGGTGGTTCTCTTGGTAGACTGACTAGTCGCATTGGTGCTAATCAGGGTATACAAAACTACTATGGCGCGCAGATCGACAACCTAGCTGAGACTGAAAGAGGGAAGTTCCAAGATAAGAGGCAGAATTTTATGACTCAGTACGATGTACTAAACAACAGAGCAGGGCAACTACAACAACAACTACAATCACAGAGGGCAAGGGCAGCTCAGAATAATTCAGCAAGAACTCAGGCAGACCAATATAGAAGGATGCAGGAGATAATAGCAGAAAGAAACAGACGGTCTGGACTAATAGACCAAGGTCGTAATGCGCAAGGGATTGCCGAACAAGCAGCAGCACAACAAGGGGCGATGAGTGGAGGCAATGGGGCGGCTGATGCAATGGGGAATCCAATGTACCAGACTATTGCTGGTCTTAGGGCAGGACAAAGAAACGCAGCTGATATTTACAGCCAGTATAGTGGGGGTAGGAGCATGGGTAATGGTTTGGCGGATCGCGCTCGTGCCTTCATCGCTGACCCTGGCTCTGCAGCTAGGGCGAACATAGAGGGCTCTCTTGACTTTCTTAGAGGCACTGTTCCAGATAAATTTTACGATAGAGCATATTAAACTATGGCAAGACCCACAAGACCAGATTACGGACTTCTTGGTAACTTAGCAGATGGGATACTTAGACCATTAGTAGATCCATTTCTATCTATGGCTGAATTTGCAAATGCAGGTATTTACGCAGCTGGGGATGGGAAGATAAGCGGTTATAAGCCAAGGTTCCAATACGATGATTTATATACCGACCCTGTAGGGACTGGTGTTAGACAAACTGCAGGGTTTGGGGCTTCATTATTACCTGGGACAAAGTTCGGATCTACGGTTGCTGGTTTAGCAGCGAGTGGTGCTGGATCAGGTTTCGCTAACTCCGATTTCGAAGATCCAACTGACATCCTAAGAAATGTTGGAATGGGCGCTGCGATTGGTGGTGTCACTGGTGTTGCCTCTAAAGCTCTAAGTAAGCAATTTAATAAATTGACACCACGTGGCAGAGCAGCGAACGCACTGCGGAATGCTGGTCTAATAGATGACGCTGGTAATACAATTAATAACACAGGCGGTAAAGGTGTTATTAAAGCATCTGGCGATAAGTACAACTCTTTACTGGAGGGTATTGGTCGTATAGATGATCCAGAGCAACAGAAGTTATTAGCTTCGCAATTCTTGAACTACACACCTAATAATGCAAAGTTAACTAATAGTTCCGATGCAATCGCTAGGAGTATATATGGGGCCGACGAGGCATTGCTTGGCAATGAGAGTAGAGGGGTTGGACAGAAACTTATTAACCAAGGACGCGATATGCAATACAGGGGTAGTGGTCTTGGGTTCTCATCTAAGCGAGGGTTAGACTTTACTGGAGCCTACAAAGGCGACACGAAAGCCCTTGATAAGATGTATAAATTAACAGGGGCTGGCGATAAGGGGATAGGACCAGAAACGATAAGTAAATTGGCCGAGGGAATGGGTAACCTGAGAGATAATGAACTTGCAGGATTGACAATTAATTCTAATATAAACGACTTAGTCGACGAGGTGGCACCTAGAGTTGCAAAACTACAAGGAATACAACTGTCAAAGACTAGGGGGTTAGTTAGAGATGCTTTGCTAAATTCTGTAGAAATGCCTGACTCTATTCTGAGGAATGTGGACGCTTACATTAACAGCCGAGTACCACTGTCTGCAGGCGATTTCCACGATCTCTCTATCCAATTCGGGCCGATGGCTCGCAAGGTCGCAAGGAGTGTTAATCCAGTCTCAAATGAGGCTCAGATCTCAAAAGTAATTAGTGATGTATCTAAAGGCAAACTTAAAGCAGCATCTCCATTATACAAAGATATTAACCGAGCGTACGTAGCTTTATATGATCAGCTACCTGGTATGGTAAAAGCTGCGAATAGGGGGCAGATATCAGTTACAGGCGGACGAGCAGAGTTACTAGCACAGGCCCAACCGTTTCTAGAAAGAACTGCAGGAAGAGGTATGGAGAAAGTCGGTAAGGTCCTGTCTGGGATGGGAGACAGTAACTTGATTAATAAGACGAGTGATGTACTATCAAATCAAGCAGCTAAGCCACTCTTAAATTCGGCTTTAATTAATACTTTAACTAGATCTGGAGAAAACATGGGACCACAAGACCAAGATAGTTTAGACATGGGTTATATGGAGGATGGGCAATCAGATCCACGTGCAGCATTAAATAGTATTAACTCAGCAGGGGGGACACAGATGACTCCTGATCTGGTTATGGAATTTATCAATGCTGGAATAGATCCGAAGAATATCCAGGGATTTATGAGCCTGCAGTCTGCATTCGAGCCTGCTAAAGCTAGGTCACTGAGTGCTAATGCGCAGTCGCAATTAAACGACATACAGACAACAGATCGTGATCTGCAAGGCTTGCAACAAGACATCACTGGACAGTACGCCAATAGATTCGGACCAATCCAAGGTGGCATCTTGGGAGACTTAATCGGGAATCTGGGACTAGATCCTGAAGGGGATGCATTAAGGATGCGGATAGGTCTACTTTCTCAGAATGTTGCCAAATCTGCAGAAGGTGGTAGGGTAACAGATAAAGATAGGGAATACTATTTGAGTCTACTACCTAATCGGAGAGATAGTACTGCAACTGCGCTCGCAAAGACTACATCTCTAAGAGAGATGTTAGCTAATAGATACCAGAATACATCGCGAGGATTTCAAGGAGCAGGGTATGACATAGGTGATCAATATGGCAATTAAACGATTAAACAATCTATCAGGCACTATGAATCAACATAGTGCTCCCAACTTACTTAGAGATCAAGACTCTGAGTTAGCGATCAATCTATCGCAAGATGAAGACGGGGCTATTGCGACAAGGGCGGGCTCAGACAGATACCTAACACAGATCTCTGGTACCACACCTGTTAGGGGGTTACATATGTTCGAGAAGCCTGACCGAACATTCTATCTCCATTGGGTTTATGGGGGTAATCTGTATGTGGATATTAGCGGTGCTTGGGTAGCACAAGCTAGCAGTGAATGGAGTAATACCTCAGAGATTTCTATGGTGAACTTTATAGATAGACACTACATGGCCTCATCAGCTGCTGGAGAGTACGTTAGATGGTTCACAGAAACAGGTTCACGCACTTACGTTAAAGTTATTTCGACAACAGTCTCATCTGCCTCTACTGCTAGTACACTAGTAGCGACAACGACAATATTTAGTAGTGGGATGGTGGGGATGAAGGTATTTAATACAACCGACGCTAGCTCGGCTATTATAACCGCATATACAGACCCTAACATAGTCACTCTAGATACTGCGATAGGCGACACGTGGGATGGTGATAATATCGAGATAAGACTTGAAGCAAAGTATTTAGCAGTCAACGGTGGCTATATGCTAGGAGTCGGTGGTACCACTTATCCTAGGAGAGGCTATTTTACTAATCTAGATTCTGATAAAGTTTCGGTTGCAACTGATTATTTTATATTCTCCTCACTTCCAACTGGGGTTACCGCCTTTGGTAATGGTAGACCTTTTGTTGTTTTCTATGAGAACGGCTATATGACAGCTGATCCAGCCACCTTGTTTACAAATGAAGTAGAAGGGTTTGGGTGCGTTTCGCATAAGTCGATAGCCGTTCTCAACGGTAATATTATGTATTTGGGCAGAGACGCTTTTTATATGCTGGCTCCAAACACTACACATCCAGAAAAAATGAGTTTGCCTATCTCCAACGACGTGACTGGAGATGCTATCTTTAACAAGATTGATACCGCTAACTTTGAGGTAATAGGCGCTGTGGCGACAGAGGATAGATACTACTGTGCTTTAAGAAGTCTAACAGGGACTGTTAAGGGGCAGACACTTAGTTACGCGCTAGTTGAATTTGATTATAACCAGAAAAACTGGAAAGTCGACACGTTTAATGCTGCTCAACTGGCACCTTTCTTGACTAGGTATATAACTGGAGGGAAGAAGGTAGTAATTGGTGGCAGTCTAACAAGTGGCACTGTCCATAAATTGTTCCAGGTCGGTACGTTCACAGATGATCAGGCTGATGGGCAGATTGCAGCGTACACGTCTTTATATAGGACTAAGCACTTTGTGCTAAGTAGTAGGACAGAGGGAAGTTTTGCCATGAACGAGATATCCACTTTAGAATTTAAATATTACTCTTCAGTACCTATATCTGTAAAAGTAGCTCTAGATGGCTCACACAGTTACGCAACACTATCCTCCCTCCCTGCGGCTACAACTAATCGATACGAACATGCGTCGGTTTTATTTGGTGGTAATGCTCGAACTATAAGCATTGAGTTGAGTTGGACGGGTGAAGCGAGAATTTACGAGATACAGATTAACCATGAATCTTTAGATATAGTTGATCTGAAAGCCCTCTAATGGCCATCAATGACATATCCGAGGCTGGTTTTGATGAACTATTAAGAAAGGAGACACCGAACGGGTCGCTAGTTCATAATAGAAATGAATTTCAACCAGAAGGGTATAGGAGCTTAGCGAATACTCTAATTTACGATGAGATAATTAAACACACCCTCTCAGCAAGTTTTACGGGGTCTGCTGACATTCCCTATAAGAACCAAAACTATAACAAGTCCCCTACTGCTATAGGTTTTATGGGCTATGACAATGGGTCTAAATTCAATACGTATAAGTTACCATTTTACGAGACTGCGGACGTAGGATTTCCGCCTAACTTTTTGTTAATATTTTTATACGCTAGGATAATTCCATTTAAAAGATATGTAAGCGTGCAAATCGATTCGGAATATGATCCACCTAACAAATTTGAGTTTGAGATTTACATTATAAACACAAAGACATAGAGACAATAGAATGCCTGATCTAACAACGCACAACATTAATCCAGAACTAAATAAGTACTTATTTAATTCAATCGCTATTGACGAGATCTTAGACGTAACTGTTTCACTTGCTCTGTCTACTTATTATTTTGAAGGTACTGCAACTATTCCTTTTAGGAAAGGAGAGAAGAGAAAAACTCCGCAAGTTATTGGTTTATGGAGAAACCCTAACGGAAGAACTGACTGCAATGCGTTTGTGCCTCATGTTGAGTTCCAGGTGAATGGAATGGTTTATGCAACATCGATTAATTCTTCGGTCGACATAAACCCATCCACCTCAGAGGTCACGGTTGTGGTTAGAACTTATTTTACTAGTAACGAGGCAAGGTTTACTTTATTTGTATTAAAAGATAGAGGAGCTCAACTTGCAAGACAATAATGCATTAGTACTACAGTCTTTGGTACCTGAAGAATTGGCAAGATACGGCGATGCGTTTATTATTAACGAGACAATACCATTTACCGTTGATGTATCTACTGAGCCCCCGCCATGGGGCACCTTCTACAGAGGAACTAAAGATGTTTACTTTAAAAGGCCTTTTAAAAGTCCTCCCCTTACATTTTGCTTCGTGGAATATGAGGATAGTAGCCAACAATTGTCTTACGCTAATATTATACTTGTCGGTGGGGGGGACTGGGCCATTACTTCCTCGTTCAGTTATCTAATATTTCCCGATAGGATACAGGTATACGTTGCCCATTTTGCGATCGTGACTTTTAATCTAGTTGCGGTAGTTGTTGAATACAAACTGCCAAGTCAGATTAAGAATAACTGATAAAGATTAACTAGGATGTCAAGTACCTACAAATAGTGTAAGCTGGTAATATAGACGAGATAACTTAATTGAAGAATAGTAAGTTCTAGATGACAACCATAACCGAAAGAATAGCAGTCGTTGAGTCTAATTATAATCATCTAAGCAAAGCAATCGATGAGCTAAAGGTTAATGTAGACGAGAGGTTTGACAGGTCTGAGGAAACGCAACAGGGGATTTTAGACAAGATTGTTAGTTTAAGTGACTTAGTTGGGCAGCGTCTATCTAAGTTAGAGTTCCAGGACAAGGTTAGGGCAGAGGAATTACTTTTACAACGTAAAGATGCTGTCCAAGCACTTGCAAAGATACACGAGATGTCCGAATTTATCGACGAATTGAAATTTGTCCAAAAATATTGGCGTGTATTCGCAATTGGCGGCATAGTATTATTAGTAATAGAATTTGGGGCAATACTAGTTTTATTCGATAATTATAGAAAAATACTCCAGACATGAAACTAGGCAATTTAATACAAGGTAATGTCCTAGTTCTTACCCAGCGAACGCACGGCGTTAATCAAAATAATCATGCGCTTGATATATCCTCCAGGTTCGGCGCTGGCATAGCGCCTGCTGAAGGCCGCTTCTTATCTGAGTATAAAGGATCGGGGGCAACCGACGATGATGATGCCTTTCTGTGGGGTAAGCCTGAGGATGGGTGGGTAATTCAGTTTACACACTCGCGCTGTATAAACAGGGGGAATGTAACTAGGGGGACTAGGTTATTTGATACGACAACGAACCACTACCACATTGCGTTAATGGAGAATCCAAAAGCGTGGGCTGGCGGATTGCCTAAAGGTGGCACTTGGCGTGTAATTATCGACTATATGGATCGTAGCCTAGGGCTTGGCTGGCTAACTCCCAGTGGCAAGCATCCAGTCTGGACCAGTTGGGGGACATACACAGATAGGCATTTGCGCCCCCTGGCGAAAGTGGTAGAATATGAAATGGTAGGATTGCAATTTCCTGTAAAGTGCGTTACTACAAACACAACAGATATGAACGTTCGAAAAGAGCCGAGCACTAAATCCGAATCGATTCGCAAGGTAGCACCTAACACCCCGTTTGAAACACGCACACTCTCATCAGGCGAGGCAATAGACGGTGTTAGCACTTGGTATTTTATGGGCGATGGCTGGGTATCTGGGCGCTATGTGAATCAAATACCTTCTACAAATAACGAACAACTAGAGAAAGATCTAGTCGAAACAAAGGCGCAGGTTACTACACTTAATCAGGAAAGGCAAGTATTAGAGACTAAGAATTTAGCGCTTGTAACTGAAATAGATTTACTAAAACCAATTGTAGAAGCACTTAAGTTAGTTAATAATACAAAGTAATGAATAATATAGAAGTTCTAGTGTCACTTTTGGGCGGTGTGTTTGTGCCACCTGTGATAGATTTTATTAGAATTAGATTAAACATAACTGACAGCAAACAAGCAGTAGCATTAACTTACTTGATTAGTTTCTTATTTGGTTACTTAGCCACATTTGCATCTGCAACACCAGCTACATTTAGCACGATCTTTATTAACGGCCTTGCAGTGTACGCAGCAACACAACTAGCTTTTAAAGGCTTCGGATATGATAAGAG